TACGCGTGATGCTGCGAATAACTGTGTCCGTGTTGGTTATGGCCTCGGAGAGATTTGCGACGAGGGTGCGCAACGCAGAGAGCGTGTCACTGTTGGTAATGGCATTGGACAAAGTGCGCGTAATAGACCGAGCCACAGTATCGGTGTTCGTAATCGCGTCGGTGAGTGTAGAAGTCCAAGCGACCGTTCCGCGTACTCGCGTGATGTGAACTTTTATGGGAAATGTTCGTCCAAGTCGTGCCATGTTAGTAAGTAGAAGCGCGATTAACTGCCTGCTGAATAAACAAGGGAAGCACAGTTGCGGATGCGACGAAGGGAGCGAACGAAACCCCAATTCCACGCGACTGTGTTGCTGAAGAGGCGTTGCACGTCATACTGAAGGAACCGGCAGGCGTTATCGCACCGTGGCCTGAGTTATCGAATATCGCCATATCGCCAGTGGGGATGTTGTTCTGTAGAAGCGTTGCATTGGTCCCCACAGATACCGTTGCATTGTTTGGAGTGTAGATAATGAAAGCCCAGCATTTGTCGGCGACAGTGGTAAACGCAAAGGTACTTGAAGTCGTATTCGAAGTTGTGTCACTGACGGAACTATCTGGAAAGCCAGTTTGTTTAGCACCTGAGTAGGTGGCAATGCCGTGGTCCACCTCTCCGGCCGTCCCGTCGCTTGTTGAAACGACGTTATGACCACCTGAGGCCGGAGCCGCTAACCACCAAATATATGCCTCCATTCCACCGCGTGTATTAGCCTTGTTAGAGTTCGCCATGCCGACCAAACTATATGAAGTCGCTGTAATGTGGTCGCCCGAGTTGTGAAGATTGCCCACTATCATGAGGCCATTGGCGAGCGCGCCTGTTGTGTAGGCGGTCGTGAGTGTGGCCCCCGTACCGTTGCGGTCTATGCCGGATGTGTCAGAGGCGATCGAGAGGCGGTAATGGCCGGGGACGATGAGGGTACTTCCTGGCGTTACAAGAGCGGGAAACCACTCCAACTCAAAAGCCGGAAGCTTGAAGGTGCGTAAAGCTCTGCGCAATATAATCTCGACGTGGCAGAGAAAAGCCTCGACTGTGTAGAAGTCGTAGTGAACGTAACCCTTAGTCGAGGCGACGGCCGTGGCTTCAAGGCGTATTCCAACTTGACGCCAGAACACTAGTTCGTAGAGACGGAATACATTCGTTATCCAACACTCGCGGCTCCATCGGAAGTCACGCCCCGCTTTAACCTGATAGCGCGGCGCTCTTGTGAGAGTCGCTAGGATAGTTGGAAGAATTCTGTTCATTAGTCATTAGATTTCAAACACTACGTAGCAGTAGCAGTTCACAGCTGCGCCAGCGGTCACGCGAACGCGCAACGCGTTGGCATTGCCGAAAGCGGGCTCACGGCCAAGAGGAAATTGCTTCACATATTGATTGGTCGGAGCGACAAGCTGGAAGTCCAGCTCACGGGACGCAGTGATTGAACCTTCTGAAGTGCAAGTGTAACCGGTGGCGGACGTTCCTACGGTAATGAGTGCGGTCGTTGGGTCGATGTCGTTCGGGTCGTAGCGCGTTATATCGTTGGCCACTGCGGCGGTTACCGTTCCAAAAACGGACCCGGTTTCCACCAACTCGCACTCGATCGGGGTAGCCGCGGCCGAACCGTCGAAGGAGACGCCCCACTCGATGACGCGTCCCTGCACACCAGAGGGAAGTTTAATCTGGAGCATCGTCTTGATCGCGGTGCCAGTCGTAACTTTGACCGGCGCTGCGGTCGTCGGCATCGCACCATTTTGATAGAGATAAACTTTAGCCATAAGTGATTGGATTAGTGATTAGTGCATCTGAATCTTCCACGTGACGGCCAAGCTGTCGCCGTTGACGACGTTGATGGCGGAAAAGACCTGGTGGCAGAGCAGGTTTCCGGTCGAAGCTGCGTCGAGCACTCCACTTTCGGTAACCGCTACAGTGCCCGTGACGCTGAAGGTATGCGCGATCTGCGCCGTATCGTTGGTGACGGACGTAGTGACGTTGGAGAGAGACCCCGCGGCACGTGAAAGACCGCTCGTGCTCGACTCTGTGCCAAGCGCAGTGTCGGTAACAGCCGCCGCGGTGCTGTTGGTGCCAACCGCGATGTACTGCATCACGGAAGGCGAGCCATTACCTGTTAGGAGTTTGGCGGTCTGCGCGAAGCCGACGTTGGTGATGAGGTTGCGTACCTTTTTCTGTGCTGACCAATAGCCAAGGAACGGGGCAATGAAAGGGGCATAGCCGCGATTAATCCAAAGCGGCGAGAGGTGGCCTTTCTTGATGAGCCAATGCGTCCAACGGTACTCCTGGAAGAGTGGCTTAGTGCGACCATCTGAACCGGTGAGCTGATAACTGACGTTTTCGTATGTTTTTACCTGTGCGAAGTTCATAAGTTAGCTAAATGAATTAGTAAAATCTGGTGCCATGGCCAACTGCCTGTCCCAATCCTTTCGACCGTAGTGGGCTCGTAGGCGGTTTTCGTAATCCTGCAACTGTCCCTGAATGACTGCGAGCTGTGGTTGGTTCTTTGCCGCCGCGTACTCCATTGCGGGACCGTAGGCGAGTATAGGGTGGAAGGGATCGTCGAACCCTGGCGTGACGGTGCTGTCGGTAAGGACTGAAGTGTAGTCACTGGTCGTAAAGAGGATGGGTTGTCGCTCCCATTCAATGACCACAAACCCCCCGGCATCCACGTCCGCTTGAACGGGCATCGGATAGATAAAGACGGAATTGTACGCAACGTCATAACGCGGGTTAGTCTTGACGAAGTTGCTGTCGAGCGCAGTGTCGAGGCCCGATGATGCGTGATAGGCAATGCCCCCTTGCCATTCGCCGCTGTCCATTGGAGTTGCCCTGTAAGCGGTCACACCATCATAGGAGATGTCCACGCGCTTTATCTTCAACACTTTCTCTGACACAGGAATTGTGTAGTCACGCTGGAGTGCTAGTGGGGTGCTCTTGCGGGGGTAGCCGCTTCCCGCCGTCTGGTAGCGCGCGTCGTCGAAATCAACGTCATCCGCACTATCGAGAATCATCGTGACGGTTTTTTCAAGCCATATGTTGATATCGACAAGCAGCTTGGCGTCCTGGTACGAAGTCGTATCGGTGTTGGTGAGGTCGCGGGCTTTTTGCGCTATCTGTCCGAGTAACATAAGTGAGCGCGTGGCTCACTGTCAGAATACGAACCGCGCTCTAGTCAAAGCAAATAGTTGAGCTTCAATCCGTGGTCGAAAGCTGAAAGACGTTCGTTGTTGAATGAGGGTTTGAATTTGGCCCGGAATGGATGTTTGATAAAAGCGTCATGGTCGTAAGCCACAGCGGGGTTTGAGAACAGATTGGCAAACGTGTAGCCCGCGAGATGTGCTCGGTAGCCGACATTCACGTTGTCGCAACTCCAATGCTGGTCCAGCTCTTCGTCGAAGCCGCCAATCTCGAATAGTGCGGCGCGCGGCGCCATACCGCTGTCAATTTCCCAATGCTGCCAGCTCGGCTTGGCGTCCTCATATGCGCGCCAATCCCACTTGGCTGGTCCTTTGAAGTCGAGATTATCTACCTTGCCGACGGGCGCGGTTACAAAGGTGTGTTCGTCGAACGCCGACTGAAATTTCTGCAAATAGTCCGGGGGCACTCTGATGTAGTCCTGAAGGGACACGATGATGTCGCCCTTGGCCCGGCGAAGCATTCGGTTATATGCGGCATTGAGGTCGTGGCCGCGTTTCGGAATGCCAATTTCAACGAGCCACTCAAAATCGGTGAAAGTCTGGGCGGCAAGGCCGTCCTGAGTGACTTTGAGGCCTTCGGGCCGGATGCTCGGTGTGAGGACGCTTACCCGCATATCTCCTTAATGCCAGCGAGTAATGCATCGGCGTAGTGCCGCTCGGTCCATTTGTTTCGGATATAAGCGACACCGGGTTCCCCGACGTAATCTTCCTTGCGGTGTTGAACCGCCTCTCGGATTTTGTTTGGATCAGGGTCCACGACTAGACCGAACCCGCTTTCCTCGACGAACTCACGGTTCTTCGTGCTATCGGTCATGACAACGGGCATGACGCCGCATGCCATAGCCTCAAGGGTAGCTCGTTGGCCTCCGCCCCAGTAGTCGGACGAATTGATAACGGTGTGAGAGGCGTTGAGGACGGAAGCTACCGCCTCGGCCGACAGTTCGGGTAACACCAGTCCCCCGGCGTCGCGAACGCGCATAAACCCCATAGGGTCCGTCGCCTGGTGCCGTCCCATTACGGCGTACTTGGATCCCAGAGCCTCGGCACCAAGCCAATGACGCTTCCATGAGGCACAAGTGGCCTGAAACACGCCGTCGAAGACTTTGGGCTGCTTCTCTGGCTTGAATATCTGTGTGTTAACGCCGAACGCGCGTTTCCAGGGAATACCTAGAGCCGAAAACTCTTCTTCGTTAAGTCTGCTCTCGACGAAGAACAGGTCAAAACCGGTGCACCATTCCTTCCTGATTGGGCCACCGGCAAATAGGAGCGCCTTCTTGAATGGGAGTTTGCGAACGGTCTCGTAATTATCGCGGTCCTTACCCGCCGCCGTGCAACAGGCTTCCCAATACAAAACGATGTCAGGGTTGAAGTCGTTGACGTCGGTGAGAGGAAAATCGAAGTATCGAACTTGATGCCGCTTCTCGATGAGTTGCATGGCCGCCCAAAGGCCGTCGCGCCACTGTCCGTATCTGCCGTCGAAGCCCTGCCAGATAAAAGCTATCTTCATGCCTTTAGAATATCATTCCACCGGGCGGCTATCCTCGGCCACTCGAATTGGTGGGACCACTGCCGCGTCACACTTTCATTCCACCGATTTCCTTTAAGCACCTCGACCATTGCTTCAACCCAATCGTGTTGGGCTGCTTGACCTTCAAGACCGAAGTGGAATTGATAGGGTTTGTTCCACGTCTCTTTAGTTTTGCTTGAATGAATTAACTTTGCAGCGGCGGTGGTGCTTTCGGGGAGGGCACCGAAGTCGGTAGCAACGACGCGAGCGCCAGCCGCTTGCGCCTTTTTGACACTGATACAGTCAATCTCGGCAAACTCAGTTGGATAGGCGAGAAAAGAAGCCTGTTGGTATAGCTTGCCCACTTCAGCTTGCGTAAGCCTGCCAAGCGTCTCAATCCCGGCATCGTCCATTTGCTTCTGCGTCTGTTTCATCCAATCTAGCTTTTTGGTGTCACTCGCAAACGAAGCTTTGAAAACTTCCCATCCGTAGGCCCACTGCAATCGAGCCTGCGGGATGCGTTTCTTCACCTCACGAAAGAGTGCAGGTAGCACGTCCATCGAGCGATCGGGCGAACTGGTATTGATGATGAGATAGGGGTCTTTCTTAATCGGAGGGTCGCTCTCCAACAGCGCGAAGTCCATGCCGTTCGGTATGACAGCAATCTTTTCGTCCGGCACGTTCGGGAATAGCGAACGGTGAAATTGCGTCTTGACCATTATCTTCGTGACTTTAAGCAATCGTTTCGTCGTAAACTCGCCTTCTGGCACAACGTCGTGCAAGTCCACAAATATCTTTGATGAGTTGATTTCGGCGTCCAGCGGCTTGCACCAACGCCAGAGAATCGTCACGTCCTGCTTGTCGCGGTAATTCCACTCCCAGAAGGGACGGTATTCTACTTGTGCGAATTTCGCGGGCGTGAGCCTTGAAACTATTTCCGTCAGCGGTTTATGCCCACAGTTGTTGTAGACCGTCACATTCCACCCCAGCTTCGCCAGCTCGCGGGACAAGTTGATGACGGCCTCTTCGGAACCGCCAAATCCCTTGATCTTGAATAGCTCGGGATTCCATTGGTGCTGTGTGTTGCCGCAGTAGATTACGAGGTCCCGGCCTGAGCTGGTCTGTTTGATGAAATTGGTGTTGCGGAGCGCAGCTATCGTTGGATGCGATTTAAGGGCCGTAGGAAGGCGGTCTAACTCCTGTTTGAGCTTTTCCTTGTCTTTAATCGAAAGAAGCTTCTCAGCGCGCTTTAGGGCCTTTTCCATGGCCTTGTATTCGCCTTCACCCTCCTTCACTAGTTTCTTAAGGTGGTCGTCGGTCGGGTAAATCTTCAGGCATCCCTTCAGCATCGGGAGCATGAGGTCGGGACGGTTTTTGTGATAGTAAATTTTGGCCAACAGCATCATCGGGTTGTAATCGTAGTCGCGGGGATTGAAGACAATCATGCGATTGGTCATCGGCTTGCGGACCATCCCCTGCAACACGTACTCCTCGGCCTTGTCGTAATTGCCGAATGAGAAATACAGATAGGCGAGCTGATAGAAACCATCTGGCAAAGTCGGGTAGAGGCCGATGGCGAGCTGGAGCTGTTTTATGGCTTCCTGGCGCCGGTCGAGGCCGCGGTAGCAGTCTGCGAGGCGGGAGTAGGCAAGATACTTCTCGTCATCAGATTCGGTGGTTTCGATAAAATGCTCAAACGTGTCGATTGCTTCAGCGTATTTTGAAACGGCATATTGGGAGTTGCCCAGATTCCAAAAGGAACGCGGGTCGTCCGGCTTTACCTTTGCCGCCTCCACTGCGATCTCGAGATTGCGCTTGGCGTTTTCGTCGTGGCGTTCCTTCGTTGTGAGATGGCAGCGTTCAATGCCCTCAATGACGTGCACCTCAAACGCGCGGTTGGGCTCCATGTCCTCGTGCAAGGCGCCAACCCAACGGGTGCCCCCGTCATTCTTCACAATCATCGTCTTTTTGTGGACGACGGTAGGCTTTTTGAACTCATCCCAATCGTACAAATACCAAATGCCGAAGCCGTCTATGTGTGGGTGAGCCGCGAGGGTGTCTTTAAGCTTCTCCAGTCCGCGCCATGCATCGTCGGCATCGGACCACATGATGTAGTCGTAATCCTTCGGTACCTGCGAAAAGTTGAAATTGCGGGCGGCGGCGAAGTCGTTGCACCATTCAAAGTCTGAGAGGTGGGCCTTGTATTTCTTGGCTACCTTCGCAACAGCGTCATTAGGTTGTGTGCGGGTGATGAAAATACCGTCCACGTAGGGGGCAATAGTCTGGAGACACCTTTCTAAGAGCTTGGCCTCTTCGTCAGTCCCGCGGACGATCATTGCGAGGGCAATTTTCATACGACGGTTTTGTGTTTGTGACTTAGTACATGAGGGTTTTGAACAGGGGACAATGTTACGGCGGCGAAGATTGCTTTCTGACGGGCGCACCATTCATGTATCGGTTTATCACTGCGGTGCGAGCACCATGAACACTTATAAGGTCCGCTTCGCTTTAGTTGAAGTTTGGGCGTCCAGGTCGGGACTCTGCGGGGACGTTTATAAGTCATACGTGATGGGGTAGGGCGAATTGCTTAAAGGTGGTTGCAAACCAACGGCCACCTTCTTTGGTGTTGAACCATTTCACTCCCTCCACAGAAAGGGCCTGAACTAACGCGGCCTGCAAGCGTTCGGATATCTCAAAGACAGCGCGTTGCTGACCATCGCCCGTGCCGAACTTGGGGTCTTTAAGAGATGCGCGATGCATCGCCACGGCTTCGCACAGCAACCTGTACTCTTGTGGTGCCCGAAGCTTGTAGTGTCTAACGACAGTGCGAATTTGTTTCTTAAAAAGTTCGGCACTATCCATATGTCCCAATTAAACAACACAAAACGCCTGCCGCAAAGCAGGCGTCTGTGGAGAACAATACGACTAAGCCGAAAGCAGGAAGCCGTCTGCGTAGAAGTGCGAGTTCTGATTGCGAACCTCAAGGGTCATCGCGCCGTAGACCGCTCGCGGATAATACGCGCCGCCAACCGTGAGGTTGTCGATAACCGTCGGCGCAATAAGCATTGCGACCTTCAGTTTCTCGGGGCGTATAGCCAGGATGCGGCCGGTAGCGTCGCCAGCCTGCTGGATATAGCGATGTTTGTGAATGGTGATGGTACCCATCGAAGTCTCGAACCGCGTAACGGTGCGGACGACTTCGCGGATATCAGGGATATTCACAACGCTATTCTGCTTCTGGACGAAGTTGTCAGTAACGCGCTTCATGATGCCACCGACATAAAGATCGGTTGCAACATCGCCGTTGCTGCTCGCCCAACAATTTTCCATGAGGCCGTCCAATATCGTAGCTGAAAATACCGTGCCAGAGGTCTGGGACGTGTAGTTCGTGGACTGCGATATCGCGGCAATGATGCCTGCCATCTTCGCCACCGTGCCCGACACGCCCGAAGTGAGCGTGGAACGAACGAGGTCGAACTCAAGGCCGTTGGAAAACTCGACAAGAGCTTTCCGGGTCTGGCGTTCAAGTTCGTTCTCGCCGGTGAAGTGAGAGACAGCGACCTGCGGACGGGTGACGCGAAGCGGCTGCGCCATTTCCTCGACGATGTTCGTGAGGAGGCTCGGCGTCGTACGAGTAGAGAAGGTGAAGTCCTGTCCCTGCTCGGTAGCGAGCGAACCTGCCGTGGCGTAGGTGTCCGTCATGTACGAGTGAACCATCGCAAGAGCCTGCGTCTTTCCCAAAAGGGAATAGATGCCGTCTTCCTTCGCGGTGATGTACTCGATGGCGTCACGCACAACATCGGTAACGATGCTGGAGTCGCCGTAGGTCTGTAATACGGCTGTTTGAGCCATAGTTAGTGAGACTAGGAGAGATTTTCAGCAATGGCCTTGGCGAACACACCGGCAACGTCAGAAGTAGAACTACCCTGAGCGTTGGCGATCGTGCGGGCCTCGTCCGTTATTGATTTGTCTGCTCCTAGCCGTGAGTTAGAAGCGACAACAGATTTGGTCTGGGCAACCTTATCTGCCACTTCCGCTTTCCCGAAATAGGTCTTGAACGCCTCCGACTGCACAACCTCGGAAAGAGGCTTGCCATTGCGCATTGCTGCGATGACGGTCTCATGCCCCTTGTATTGTGGGTTGGTGGCGAAAAATACCTGTTCTTCGAGCGATTGAACCTGAGCTGCAAGGGCTGGATCAGCGACGGGAGCGGGGTTGGCCGCATCTATCTTTTTACCGACGTAGCTCTTCGTTTCCTTTAGAGCTGCGAGTGCTGTTGGCTTGTCCTTGTAGTTCGTTCCGAGGTGCTGGTTCAACTCGGCAAGCGAAAGGGTGTCAACAACATTCTCCCCGCCTACTGCTGGTGTCAATTGAGCACCATCAGGGACGGTCGGTGAGGGATTGTTGTTTGGATCGTTATCCATAGTAATTCTGTGTCTAGTAAGTAATGTCAGGGCTTCGTCGACCTTCAGAGCCCCGCGTGAACCTCCAGCAGAGGCTTGCGCGGATATCCGACTACGGCCTGATAATGAATCCGTCGTCCTGTGCGTTAGTGGCGGCCTCCTTAGCCGCGGCATGACCTTCGACCATGCCGGTAATCTCCTTGAGAAATTCAAAGAGTAATCCAGCGGCCATCTTGCGCGCTTTAATGGCAACTACTGCCTTTTCAGCTTCGTCGTCGTCTATGTTGGCGATGTTTTGCAAATCGAGAATTTTGTCGCCGATGAGCTTTGAGGCGATAGACCATCCGCGTGATGCGGTCATGTTGACCAGCTCCTCGCCGTCGCTCAAAACCTTCTGTGTTTCTTCGTCAGTTTTCATCGTAGTGGTACGTTAGCTGCCTGTGAGGCCTGTTGAAGCTGAGCCAAGCCGGGCACGCCCTGCGGCGCTTGACCTGGCGCTCCGGGCATTGGCGGTCCTTGCATGGGCTGTTGGTTCGCTTTCGGCTGGCCCAATCCCAAAAGGTCAAATATCTCCTTCACGATATCCTGCTGATACTGCGGAGCCGCGGGCATGAGGCTAATGAGGTTCTGCACGGTCATAGGGACGTCCATCTCCTCGTTGGTAACTTGCACGCGGGTCTCCAGCTCCTTGGCTACAATCTCATCGAGTAGCTTGATGAACAGGTCGCCCTTGGAAAGTTGCTCCCGCGCGATGTCGATCGCCTGCTGAAACTCCTGCGGGTCCGGCAAATACCCCTGTGCGTAGTGCTGATGGAGCGCATGTTGCGCGCGGTTGGTAACGATAGTCTCTATGAGTTGCTGGAATTTGTCGTCGTCGGTCGTGAGGCGGACCACCGTATCGGCATCCAATTCTTTGGCGAGGATGGGCAATGCGTGACGGTCCATCCATCGCTGGAGGAAGTACCCGAGCTGGTCTTTGATGATTGAGAAGCCGGATTTAGCGTTCTGGTTCTGAATAGAAGCGTTGGTTGCTGGAGTAGAGGAGGGAAGGGCCTCGCCGGTCACAACGTCAAAGGCATTGGTGAGCCGCTCGCTGATGGAGTTGATAACATCTTCGTCCTTGTAGCTCGTCGCTCCGATCTCCTGCACGACAAACTGCTGAAGGTCTTCGAGGTTTTGAAGCGGAATAGCGCCGTTGGATTGGAGGCGCGCGATCATGCCGGGTGTGATGCCCGCGCCTTTACGGTACTTGAAGATGCCAAGCTGTGATATGCGGGAGCGGTTAATGCGGACGTTAAAGACAATGTTGGCGTAGATTTGCAGGGTCAGTAGTCGCTCGGCAATGCCAAGGCCATACCAGCGGTTCGGAACGCGCGTGTACCAACACTCCTCGTAGGGTTTAAGGATATTCCCTTCGCTGTCCTCTTTGATATTGCCCTCGATGAGGTGGACGCGTTCTTTGCCGGGCGTATCGAGGCCAGACACAACGATATGTCCCTCCACCTCCTCATTGGAATCCGCTTTCTCACCCGTAATGAGGCTCTTAGGGATTTTGCCCCAGCACTCATACACGTCGAGCATTTTGACGTTAGAAAAGCCGCCTGAGCGATTGCCCCACATCGGGTCAATGCGTGGGACGCCCATAGGTACGTCCTTGCGGATGCCTTGCGTGTTAATCCAGCCGTTCATGGCCTGGATTTCCTCGGGGAACATGAGGCTACGTTCAGTGAAGCGGTATGCCTGCTGAATGCTCGGCGTGGTGGGATCGAGGTAGCAGTTGAGTAGATTAACGCGGGTGAATTTGAGCTTCCCGTTTTCTTCCCATGTCTTCCAAACAGCGGTCCCGTAGATGGCCAGGTCGCGCTCGAAATCGTCAAGCGCCTGCCCGAAGTTCATCTTATCGAGCTTGTCTTTGACGAAAGCCCGTGTGAGGTCGGTTACTCCGTACCCGTTATCGTTCTTGGCCTGGAAGGTGATGTCTTTGGTGTCGAGGTCGATATTCTTGATGACCGCTTCAACGTTGATGAACGTAAGTGGATACCAAACCTTTTCCTGGTTGGTCGCCGGGTCTATCGGCTGGTCAAAAACGCCGTAATAATTCTTTTGGAGAATGCGCAGGAGTTGCCGCATCTTGAACGCGACGCGCTCGGTGATGAAAGCGGTTGCGGTCTCCCACCGCTGCCGTTCCATACGAACGATGCTGATAGCCTCACGCTCAATATCCGCATTGCGTTTCTTTGTTGCTTTGCTCTTGCGAGCCATAGCGCCATTGAACAAAAACAGCGCTAGTCAAAGCAAACTTAGTTGTAACGCGTGGCGTACAATTCAACGTCGTGGTCGCCATCTAACATGCGTTCTATCCGGTTCTTCGGCTTCTCCCCTAATGGATCGCGCACATTGTCTACGGCCAATGCGAGGGACATAACCCGGTCGTCATGCATCCCATCAGGGACGGCCATTGTGAGACGCGACTTCCCTGTTTGACTGTTCGTCACTAATCGCCAAGCCACCGCCTCAAGCTCGGACACAAGGCCAGAGTCATTGGGTATTTTGATGCGATCCTGCTCTAGGAGCATTGAAAGGTTGAGCAAGAGGTTGGCCCGGCGCTGCTCGGTGAATTTCACGGCTCCTTCGGCGTCGATGTTGAGACCTTTCTGCGTAAGACGCTCAACAATTGGATCCCCGACACCCGTAGCGTCCACCTTCAGGCGCGCGCTGTTAAAGCGATACGCCAATGCTTCAATGCGGGCCTCCTGCACATTCCAATCGACCTGATTAAATCGCTCCTGCGAATGCACATTGAAGGTATTGAGGTTAAAAGGGGTGAGGACGGTCCAATCCTGGTACTTGGCCAGGTCCACACCCAACTGGTACGAATGCTCGGGGTCGAGCTCCAATTCGCCTTGGTAGGTGTTTTCCCGAATGCGTCTGAAAACCTGCCCGGCGCCGTCGATGAATTTGCAGTAATACTCCTGCTCGAAGATCGCTTGCGGCGCTTCCCTACGCTCGGCCTCTAGTGCCTCGGCAGGAATGGCGTGCGTGTCATCAACCGTGAGTATCTCGGCAAACCATGTGGGGTCGTCCTTGGCCTTCTGGAGCATCTCCCATGCGTGGTTCTTGCCGCGAGACGTACCATTGAAGATAACCCAGCCACCGTTGGCCGCTAGGATCGGACGTAGATAATCCCACGCTGAAGGTGAGGATATCGGCCATTCTGAAAAGACGACGCCGATGGGGTTGGTCCCGACTCCGCTTTCTTTGAAAACATCTGCGCCAATAAGTTGGATAATCGAGCCGTTGATAAGCTCAATTTTCAACTCGGTCGCATTGGTCCCTTTGATAAGTTCTCTCGGAATGTGATCGAGCATCCGAAAGCCATCATTGTCGATGTTGTCCCAAATGACTTTCTTGGCTTGCGAGTAGGTGGGTAAGAGATAAAAATAGGTGCCGACCTTTTGGGCCGCACAGCGCACCATAAAATTGAAACAAGTTTTGTCTTTGCCGCTCCGACGATGCCAGAAGATAATGGCGCGTTTTATTCCGCTATCAAGCGCTTTCAGTAGTGGGAGCTGATACGACCTCGGTTTGAACCGGTGCGGTAGTTGAATTTTCATACATGATTGGCTGCACCGTTATTTTATCACCTTTGCTGGTGATATCGGTTTCGGTCTTCTCACTGTAGCCGTGATTGGCAAGCATCAACTTTGTGATGGTCGGATTGAAAATGCTCGTGAGGCCATTGTGCACAAGCTCACGTTCTTGTTTTGCCTTCAAATCCTCTAACGTGTCCGAAAATTCAGGGTATGCCTCGGCCCATTTGTACAAAGTCGAGCGAGCGACGCCTAACACGAGGCTCAAACCCGCCACTGACGGCACGATGTCTTCGTAGGTGGTTGAGTGCTCGATATAGTCTTGCGCTTTGGCAAGCATCTCTGCGTCGTACTCAGTTGGCCGTCCGGCAGTCATAATTGATTTTAGGGAAATAGGTGGTTTACGAAGGCCTCCGCTGCTTCGGGGTCTAAAGAAAGGGTACGGCCTCGGGCGTAGTCAAAGCAATTAGGACAGCGGGTGCCGAAGTCCACAAGCTTGCCGCAGTCAGTGCAACGAGGGTGAAATCCTAGAACGGGCTTGGAGCCGCTTCTGAAATAGCGCAGTGCAACGACGCGGGAAATCGAGCGACTCTGAGGAAAGTAGTATCGTCTCAATGTCGCGTAGGAGATGCCGTAGCCTGTTGCAAGGTGGTGTCGTTGAAGCTTGCCAATAGTTTGTGAGACGTAGATACCTATTCGGAGCGTGTCAGCTTGGATAGGGTCGAGTTTCATTCCATCATTGTATCAGCCAGAAACCCGACGCCTTGAAAGAGCGTTTTCCACAGCTTTTTGCCGCGTCCGTTTTTGTTTGGTCCTTTGGAGGTTGGGCGCGATTTCAGTTTCGAAGAATTACAAGCATTTCAAAGGCTTTAAAGACCCAAACCCGCTGGGGTTGGAGTAAGCCCGTGTCGAACGTTATTTGGTCTTTCATTTGATGCGCGAAAGCTGCGTATCGGTGCCCTTGACTCCGTAGCCGGGAGGTGGGTCTATTAGTTTGTTGCACCGAACCACTAAGTTTTTTTGGTGAGAGGTGTGACATGACTGACCCTTCCATCTTTATCCGCTTCGGCGAGTTCCAGGCAGGCGCCTTTGGGCTTGCCGGGATTATCGCTCTTGTGTTGCTTGCCGCCTTGGCGGTAGGGGCTCGATGGCGTGGGCTCCTATGAGAATGCCCGGCAGACGGGCATGAAGGCGGTGGTGATGAGTTGGAGGATTGCCGCCGAGCCTGCACATGAGGCGGCAATGCCGTTGTAGATGGCTTGCTTGCGAGCAACTGTATTCAAGCTGTCCCAGGTAGGCGGTAGGCGCGAAACCCAAGCCGCGGCAAACCACCAACCGGCCGCCCCGATCGCCAGCAAAGCCGTTAAAATTTCGAATATCGTTTTGAGATTGCAAACGGACATAAGATCGCTCCCTAGAGCCCCAATAGTTGCACGTCTTCAATTGAACGCACAACCGCATATAATGCTCCGGCTTTCTCGGCACTAACCTGAAATTCTCTCTGCTCGGGCGTTTGATATGAGCCCGGGCGCTTCACCTCCAAAAAGTAGGGTCGGCCGACGTGCACAACGATGATGTCGGCAACGCCACGCATGGCGTACTTAGGCATACGACGGAAGCTCCAGCCTTCTGCGCCCTTTTGTACTGTCGGTGACGTATTTTGGCGCCAGAAAAAATGCTTACGAAGCGCTAGGTAATCACAAATTGCCGACTGAATTTCACTTTCGAGCGGTATCTTGCGGCGCAATGCCGAGCGTTCCATACTCCTATAAAGTTTAACACGCGGATTTCAATATGGATTGGCTCCAATTCATCGCAAGCCTTGTTAGCTCGCTGGCGTGGCCCGCGTTATTGGCCTTTTTCCTTTGGCTTGTTCGAAAGCGAATAGGTGGTCTTCTGTCGCGAATGATTGAACTGCATCTGCCGGGAGGTGCAAAAGCAGTTTTTGCTCAAGAGCTTGATAGAGGGCGCGATGCACTTGAAAAGATTGAATTTAAAGTAGTTAGAAGAGCAAGGACGCGCGATTCTCTTCCGCTAGATTTTCAAACCACGCAAGAGGAGACAAAAGAAAGTCCTCAGTGGGTCATAGCCCTTGCGTACACTGATATTGAGGCGCTGTTGAACGAAGCAAAAGAGAAACTGCACCTGTCATCCCGAATGCCCTACACCGCCGTAATCAAGGCTCTTGTCCAAAAGGGGTACGTTGAAAATGGCGCGTTAGAACTTTTTGAAAGCTTGCGTCGAGCTAGGAATGCAGTTGTGCACGCGTCCTCTCGCGAGGTCACGGTTGGAGAGGCTGTTGAATACCAAATACAGGCGGCAGGGCTGTCTATAATCTTGACTGAAGCAATTAAGAAGTTGACCCAGCCGAAGCCGGGTCAATAGCCGCACTGGTGGGGCACTCTGACGAATTGAACGTCATGAGGGCGTATCCCGACGATCCCCGACCGCAAGGGCATCCTGCGCCCAGGTCGTTTCTCACAGTCGTCGCGATGGGAGGCGGCAGTTTGGGAGCGGCTGGAACAGGACAGCAGCGATTTGATTAGTTTATGGGGCCAGAAAGAACGCCGCTATCAATCATACCCCGCGGATTAGCTTGCAATGGCGATTGCGGGATGTTGGCTCGAAGATCCAAAATCTGTGATGAAGTGCATTTTGCCGCCAAGCTCCACGGCGATGCTTTGCTGGGCTGTTTCGCGGCCGAAGCGGCAGATGAAGTCACGGATAAGAAAGAAATCTCGCTCGAATTGTACCGGTTCGTAAATGACGTAAAGGATATGCGTCGTCTCGACAATGAGCTTTCCTTCTTCTTTGTTGAGCCACATGCCGCTTGCGGGGGCAACGCGCGTTGCCCCACCGGCGATTGCGCAGAGAATGTATGTCGCCTCCATGACCCATTTCTCGATGTCTGCGACCGGCTCACCTAAACAGTCGCGATCGGGCAGGTAGAGAGTAAAACGGTGCGCGTGGAGTGATGACGAGGCGCCGATGTCGATATTCATAGGTGCTGTCCTCCAGTGCGAGAGGACACCAATTCTCAGCACATTCTACCGAGAGTCGATTCTCCACCGTGTACTCTGTGCACTGGACCAAAATTATTTTTCGAAGGTTCACAGTGGTGCACGGTGGATCGTTGAGTGTTTCACGTGAAACTTTAGAGTGCGCCGATGACATTCATCCGCACCAAACATCAAAAGAAAAACGGGCGCGTTTATTCGTATCGAACTCGCGAAGAAAGATATTGGTGTCCCGTCACCAAGAGAGTGAAGAGCCGTTATCTCGGCCGCGTAGATGATGACATTGAACGCGGACTGCGAGTTGCTGAACGTGCCGCGGCCAAGTCAGATGCATGGCAACGATCTAAACTTGGAGCTACTGCTGGGGAGCTGAAAGAACGGGAGGCAAACCAGTGGACGCAACAGGAGTTCTTAGAGGCTACTGCACAGCCACAGGACGCCAAGGGCGAACAGGACGCCGGGGAGGGTGACAAGGGCGAAGATGGTGAGGTGGCGTAGGGTCATTTCTTCATTTGATTAGCTTATAAAGCATGGGGCGGCACAAACCCTCTGCGCAAAAAGTCCTCCACCAGTTTCATGTAACCCGCCGCAAAAGCTTTCCGCTTAATCTCGATACGGCCTCTGATGGTGGGGCATCTCTCGAAGTCGAGGGCGAGCTGTTGTTCCTCAGTGAGTTCTAGGGTGGTGGTCATTGTAGGAGTTTGGGTGTCTCGTAGATGTTGCCGATGATTTCGACCTTGGTCTCGTTGAACAAGTGCCATGCGCCAAGTTTGGGGACGCAAAACGCACCCTTATGGAACGTCACTTCGTATGTTGCTCTCGCGCCTTCGTCTGACGTGATAATATCCCCCTCGTATATCTCCTTCCCGTTCTTGTCTTTGAGGCCAGTGAATTGTTGATAGATAATCCCAGTCGTATCGACGCCATGTGCGGCTGGATTGTCACACACCTCAATCGCGTCCTGAAGCAAGAACGGCTCCCCCATTGTTTTTCTATTGTGTTCCACGCCCTGAATTTAATTACGCGGTTCATACAATGGGTGGTCGCTTAAGCGCATTCATTGCGGCGCGACTGCGCGGGTCGTGTTGCTCGTATTTGGAAGCGGCCACAAGGAGACTGATAGTTCGGAGTGGCCCTTCGAGAAGGGCGGCGGTTTTGCGGTTCTGTTCGGCAAATTCATCGACGGCGCGGGTTAACAATGCTCCTGGTAAATCTCCTACGCGGCCGAAGAAATAAAATGGTTTCATATTATTCTTCAACTACGCGCAACTCTCCCCACCGTTGCTCCTGATCGGCAATCTCGGCCATGATTGCCTCGTCACGTTGCTCGTGGAAATGAAGGCGGCAGTAGCCGTCTGCTTCCAGTTCGTTGCCACACCACGCAATGCTACAGCCTTTCGGATAGTCACTTGGAAGGTGTTGCACGTTTAATTTCTTTGTTTGGGTCATGTTAGTGAGAGTTAGCTTTTAAGTTCTTTGGTCTGCCGCCTTTCTTTCCGTTCTTCTTCGCGGCCTTAATCTTCTTAGGTGTCTTAGCTCTGCCACCGAGAGAGCCTAGAGCTACTGCGTGGGGGTTTTTAGTCGTCATAATGTTTGGAAGGAAAAGGAAGACCGCGATTCTCAATTTCTTGCTCTAACCAATCTAGCACCACAACGTCGTTGGTGCCGAAGCAGTCCTCAATATTGATGAGACTGTCGTAGCTCTTAAATTCGCTGAGCAACTTTTTGTTAGAAAACTTGGCAATATCTTTTCGTTCCATAAAACGTTGTAATCAGGTTCTTAATAATGCTGGCAACATAACCAGTCTAACAAACCCAAGCGATTCGGCAAGCATTTGAGACACTGCGATACTGCGCGGAAATAAAGTCAAGCTGTTGGGTTTTTGGACCTTATTTTAAGCCATAGAAAAGCCCCCGCCGAAGCGGGAGCTAACAGGTTGACACCGCCGTCCACATTCTGCCGTCTTATCCCGTCTTCTGGAATTTCACGACATTCGTGTTCAACAGGCCCTTTGGCGGCAATCGAGCTTCAGTCACTCCGATGTAGCCGAGCAACTTGCCGCTTTCGTCGCGGATTGGTACGGCGACGGTGCCGCGCATGAGGCCTTTGTTGGCGAACCCGATACCAAGGGTTCGCGCCTCTTCTTGATTGAACCCTGCGGCTTCCACGGCGGGATGCGCCGCGTCCAGGTAGTCGAGGGGGGTGAGGCCGGATGGATTAGCCGCCTCTGGCCTCTGTGGGGCTGTGGGATGCTCCTTGCTAACTGTACTGTTCTGTACAGTAGCTTGTACCGTACCTTTGCCGAGAAGCTCTGCCGCTTCGGGAAGTTTGCAGTTGCGGACATGAGCGACCAATTGGATTTGGTCGCCACCCGATTGCGAACCGAAGCAGTAGAAGAGATTTTTCGCGGGCGTGATTGCCAATGCCCGGTCGCCGCCTGTTTTGCAGAAGGGGCATGGGCCGCGAAGCTGGTTGGCCGATTTGGCAACCTGCAAGCCGAGCATCTGCACAGCGTCTTCGATGGACACGGCTTCTTTCAAAGCCGCAAAGTCAATGTACGGCATTGCCGCCTCCATGTTGATAGCGATGCGGGGATCTTCCTTCGCCATTGTATCATTGGAGACAGAGGGTCTTTGTTTGGAGTGTGAATTTCGGGGGCGGTCGGTGAGCGCGTGCGACCCTGTACGCCGAAAGGCGTTCAATAACGTGTTCGGCCTCCGACACTCGCACTCCAAACGCGAGAGAAAGTGAGCTCGTCATGGCCAAAGGCCAAACGCCCGATTTCAATGTCTGCGTGTCGCGCAAGGGAAGCGACGAAAAGACCTACTACACGACGGTGGGAGCTGGTTGGCTCGTCGCCAAAGACGGCATTTCAATTCAGCTTCAATGCCTGCCGGTGGACGGCAAGCTGGTGCTGTTCCCGAAGCGGGACGACGAGTAGCGCAGTTTGGGGTGGCGGAACCGGTAGACGCGCACGGCGGTTTACCGTGTGGCCGCGAGGTCGTGAAGGTTCGACCCCTTCCCCCAGAGCGCTAAAACAAAGAGGCCCCTATTCAGGGGCCTCCGTTCGTTGTCGGCGTGTGCACGGTGCAATTGACTCGACTCTGGCCGATAAGCCCGCGTAACGTTCAGGATCGCGGCTTTATTTCGGGGCGCTATGATGGTCGAAAAGATTTGGGTATTTACGAGTAGTCCCGACGGGCCGTATGGGGTGCGGGACGGTAAGAACAATTTCTACATTCAATTTCGTCAGAACATTTTGGTTACACGCTATCCCGTCCAAGATTTAGAGGAGTGGCCGTTCGAGGAAGGCGACCTATATGAGGTCGCAAAGAAGTTTGGGTGGGGACGCCGAGAGCTTGACTTGGTGTTGTTCTATCTGGGCAACAAAGTAGAGTGGCAACATTATGCAGATTTGAGGAAGTCGCGAGATGAAAATGAGATGTGGAACCCGGACTACAAATTGACTGACGCAAACCGCAGACAATTTCGGGATGAGGGATTGGAGTTCCTAGAAACTAACCCGATGGAAAGGTTGGTGAGGGGAATGATGAAGTTCGAACAATTCGTGAAAGGTTTGTTCTTTAAGGGAGAAGCGCGGGAAGCCCTTCCAGAACCTACGTTTGAACAACTGAAATCGAGCGTTGAGCAAGGAACGTCTCAAACTGTGAAGCAAGAGGAACCGAACCGGGAAGATGCGGTCGCAGAAGCAGTGAGAGAAGTGTTCCGCAAAGAATAAGGGGCCTATGAGGCCCCGGTTTTCTCCTGTTGTTCGGACTGGCGTCTCGTCCACTTGCGCTTTGGCTTTTCGCCGCCGCTGAACATAAGGGCAATTTCAGCGTCAGTAGCCGCCAATTCAGTTGCCAATGTCTCACGCTTATCCACCAGCTCGCGCACCCTTTGCATGTCCATCGTCGTCTCCTTTGAGAAACTTAAGAATGTTGAATGTGCCCATTGCGGTACGCCAGTCTTCCGTCACCATATGAGCGGTTGGAGGCGGAAAGTCGTCGTAGTGCAGAAAGTCGGGAAGCACCTTGACCAGGACGCGGTTGGAGAGGTGGGGGTATTTGGTTTTCACGCGATGGAGGAAGTTATCCGCGCGGTCTGGATTGATAAACACCCACGCGGCACTGGCATTGGAGATACCGTAGCGATTACGGAATCCACCACTCGTTAGATACGCCGCTTGCCTGTCGAGCTTGCCTTCCAACGTCTGTCGGTCGTCGGTCTTGCCATTGTTCTCCGTGCCGCGGTCGGCCTCGAACGGATGGATGTAGAAGTATCGTTTAGAACCGTCAGGACGCGTGTATTCAAAGCCGAATAGCGGTGCATCGGGACGAATGTGATGCTCGGGGACTTCGGAGTTGATTTCGAGGTTGAGGCCACTGTGGGCTATGACATCTTGAAGGGTGCGCTTCTTTAAGTTCGGAATTTCGATCTCAGCGTAGTCAAAAGAGTAAAAAGCTACCTGAGCTAAATAGTCGTGGTCGAAGCTACTGCTACCAAGTTTTTCAAAATTGCGAAGCCTGCCTGCGCTTTCAAGCATGCGATACCCACGGGGTGCAACGACCCAAGGGCGATAGCGATAAAGCGCATTGCGGTTGTTGTAGCCGTTGGGAATGCAAATAAGGTGAGCCTTGGCTAAGAGATTTAGGCGATCGTCAATGTAGTCAGGCGTGCTGAAGGGAGCGGTGCGAATGTAGGCACTCGGAAGAATACGGCCCTGAAGAAAATCCAGAACGTCAAGGTCAGTGGCCGTGGGGTCAAGCTTGATGAGGGGCTTGGGTGCCCTATCAGCAAGGGGATTATATCGTTGTTGCCTGCGCTCCATTTTGGAGCGTATAGGGGAAGCCATAAAAAATTAAAAGATGGGGACGTGCACCGTGGTGCACTACGTACATTGTATCGTGAAATAAAATTATGGCTTGTCGAAAGTTTGTGAGACGGGTTCCGGCTGGGATGGCTGAGTGACTGGGCGAAGACCGTACTTTTCGTCCATCCGTTTGCGCATTGCCACATACTCGGGACGCGTCATATGCAACTCGTCCTTTTCAAATGAGTATGGATTGACGGGAATAGTGAAGTCGCGTCTGCGGGTCTTTACGTCTACGCGTTTAATGTCGGGGCAATTGCTCTTAAGACCCGCTTGCCTGAGAGATGCTTGAATGCGGGGGTCGATCTGCTCCTCGTGATGATGAGCTACGGTCATCGAAATCTTCTGTGCCCTGGCTTTTTCCAGGATGTCAGCGAAGCGCATATCATCTTTGATGTAGTCGTGGGCTTCATCGAGAACGACAAAGATGGGCTTGAGCTTGTTCTCGTCCAGGCGAGTTCTGCGGGATGAAAGCTGGTCGAGCAGAGCAATAAAAAGCCGCCCCAGGACATTCGTCGCCTCGGGGCTGTCGTTGCCTCTATCGGTATCCACCAAAAGCACCTTGCCCCCTTCGTGCAGGAAGTCGAAGAGGTCGAGGGCACACCTATCGGCATTGAGCATGGTGCAGAGCGTCTCATTCTCCTTAATAAAGTTGGTGATACGGGTGTGCAGGCCGCTCCTGGTTAGGGGAGGAATACGCTGGAAGGCATTGCGAAAGTAGTCTTGGGTATCGGGGTCAAACTTGAAAAAGCGATCGGGCAACTCGTCCTTTTTGAGATTAAAGAAATCGCGGATAGTCCGGAGGGTTGGGTTGGGGTAGGCGGCGGCGGCGTCGATGAGGAAGGTCAGGGCGCCAGTTTGTAAGTCGCTCGCGTCGGAAATGCTCGCGAGCATGTAGCGCATAACATCTTTGGCTTGCTTGCGCGGCAAGTAAAACGGATTGAGGGCTATAGGGTGTTCTGGGTCTACGATGAGAACGCGATCTTTCAGCTCGCCCAATACACTGAGCGTCCGCATTTCGGTAATGAGCTTCTTGCTATCTATAACCACGAGGGAACATTCCCAGTTCTTCACGCGCTCTAAGTCAGCTTTGATGAAGTGACGAAGGTAGGTGGTTTTGCCGGTACCATTGTGGCCTAAACACCAATGATGAGTGCAACGCGTCTCATCGTCAAATCCGAAAGGGATGTACGTTTGGAACAATTGATCGAACGGCGTTTGCTGGAAGTAGAGGTGTGCAATCTTTTGTCGCGGCCAGTCGCTCTTAAAGTGTTGAGGATAGACCGGGGCTTCGCCGCCTCCAGCTTTCACACAGTTATTTTGGAATTGAGCCCACAAGCCATAACAGCCTGAAAGTTGAGCGTTTCGAAATGGAGAGAACATGCCCCACGTGGCACCCGGTAAATCAATGACCTCGGCGATTGGGAGTGTGAATTGCGGAGTGGGGTAGGTGGGTAGCAGGTCGATAAACGCCTTGTAGGATTGGGCGAATGCACGTGCGATACCGGCCTCGTCAAAGACAGCCATTCGGTGTGCGTCGCGTTCAAGTTCCTGTTTATTTGTCGGCGGCGGTAGCGTAGGTGGGAGAGAGTGCTGATAAACAGCGTAGACCGCATCGAGCATAATCTTGGTGAGGAATGGCGACGGGGTCTCGCGCCCACTTTCTTTGACCGATGCGAAAAAAGCGCGAGTGAATTTAACGAGAAAATCTTTGGGAGAAAGGACAGTCTTTTGGGCTTGCCGGGTAAGAGTTTCAAGTTCTTTGCGTTCTTGGCGGGCGATGCGCTGTTGCTCCTCAAGCGCTTTGGACGTGGCGGCTTCACGGTTGGTGCGGTCAAGTTCCTTGCGCTTTAAATGCTTCATTAATTGGTAGATGCCAGGCGAAATCCAGGCAAGGAATAGTAGGCCGAAGAAAGTCCACATCAGCGCCAGAGCCTAGGTTGAAGTCGGCAGGAACTCGTCACCCTCAAGACCCACGATGTTACGCGGTTCGGTGTGTTTTGTGTAGATGATAAGTCGTTCCGCATCCTCCAGTGTTGTCCTATAAATCGTTTTGTCCTTTATGCCGAGAAGTGCTTGTTGAAGCTTCGGCGGGACTTCGGAGAGGGAAGTAAGGGCCGCGGTGAGGCGATTTTGGCGAATGAAGGCGGTATAAAAGTCACGGCCATAAAAGCCAAAGTCAGGGACAATCACCTGTCCTTGATACTGTCCAATTAGTAGACTGGCGAGTACGAAAGCGTCAAAATCCCCCAGCTCGGCCCGGTCTATCCTCGCCACCACAGAACCTTTGAACGAGAAATTAGTAGGGTTGCAAAGTACCCGTCTGAGCACCGGGGAAAGCAGTAGGTCCTCGATTGTTGCGAGGGCCTCGGCGTCAGCCTCGCCAGAGGATTTGAGGTGATCTAGCCTGCCTGGATTATCCAGCAACAGTCGGGTCAAAGCTCGTTTGCCGTTGCGAACGGTGAGCGTGTTTTCCCCTTGTGGGGAAGCGGTGTAGACAGCGGCGGCAAAATCCCGCGCACGTTTGTAATCCATCCCTCGAAGGGGATTGAAGCTGTGAACGGTAGGGTCAAATAGTTTCGCGCGGGGAAAGGTCTCAAGAAAAGCATCGGCGATCGGGCCGTCGTCAATAAGTAAAAACGGTGGTTGTGCAATTTGTAAAAGCCGTTCTGTTTTGTCGGCGTTGCCGATTAGAAGTGCATTCATTTGGGTGGAGCAATCGCGGTGAGTAGAGCCTGTGCCTTTCAGGGAATGCTCACGGGACGCTCCACCGCTAAAGGTACTGTCCAGTAGAAATTATACAACGCAAAAGCCGCCGATTGCGGCGGCGGCATTGCGGGTTATTTAGAGGTTCTCCCAAACAATGTGCCACTGCGAATCAGCGGCGGTCGTGAGCTTTGTGCGACTGTGTACGAGTATAGCACCTAGTGGTAACTCCGCCCAACTTGTCCGTCGTGCGCGCATGCGCCGACCCAATGGACTTTACCCTGAGTGGCGACTCTTGGAGTCTGTGTCTGAAAGGAGCGACGGCGACTATAAGACCAGATGAAGGGCATTGGGTCGGGGCGTAAGCCACGCGGCAAGTTGTGGCGGAATCGTTGGCCTGTCGGCGTTTCTACGCCGCAGGGAATGTTCTAACAGGAAGCATATGTGTAGGAATATGAAGAAGGGCCGGGTTTTGATGCCCGGCCCCCCACTTTCAGCTCGTCGTCACGAGCCGCAGTCCTTCTTTCGAAGGCGCGGTGCGAGCTGCTTTGCGTGCCGCGTCCCAGGCGTCAACTTCGTCAACCGGGAAGCCGATGCGACAGTTGCTTCGCTTCTTTCCCCCGAGCTTGTTGCTTGATGTGTGAACAGGCCCAAGGTGTACTCGTTGCGGAAAGCCACAGTAGTCATCGGACTTAGGGTCTTCCCACCTGCCGATAGTTGGGCGAGAGACGTTGAACATCTGGCAGACTTCGCGCATCGTGAAGTACAGCTTCATGACACTTCCTTCGTGAAGAAGGGCAGTGCCATGGCGCACGCTCGGTTGCCCGATACGAGACGCGAAGCGAATCTATCAAAAAGGAAAGGGCCGCACTAGGCGGCCCGGAGTACTGTGGAAAGGTGGGCGTCGAAGCTCTCGATCGCCACCCGCATTTCCTTGATGTAGGTGTGACGGTCGTAGATGAGTTCTACGTCGGTCGTCACCGCGGCGGCGTGATTTATAAGCCGCTCGCCGACGCTCGAAAGCGTGCCAATCTCGCCGTGGATCGTGCGAAAAGTTCGGCGCAAATCGTGCAACGTGTAGCCCTTAACAGTGCTGTAACTGTCGAGGTCTTTCTTGTACTTGCTCCACCCCGAAATGGGCCTCTCATCGCTAACCCGTGAAGGAAACAGTAGGTCAGTAGAGTTGAGGCGCGGTACGGTTTCGAGGATCGCGGCAGTCGTATCCCCGTAAGGGAACACGTGCTCTTTGTGGTTTTTGGTCAGCCAATCGGGGAGGGTGATGAGCCTGTCCCGCTCGTTAATCCAAGGCCACCGGAGATTGGCAATTTCACCCCTTCGCTGGCCCGTAGTGATGAGAAGCTGGGTGAGGATGCCGTGGGGGTAGCCCTGCGACCCTGCGGCCTTCCAGACACCTCGTAGCTCGATTTCAGACAGTACCCTTTTACGCTTCTTGGGAAGTGGGATCTGAATCCCTTCAAGGGGACTGTGGGGAATGTACCGGCGCGGCGGCCGAACGCACCACCGCAGGAAGATACGGGCCACGGTTAGGGCGTGGTTGGCTTCTCCCTTTGGGCGACCCTTTACACACTCGATAACCTCCTCGTAGGTCAGATTGGGAAGCCGCTTGCGCTTGAGAGTCGGAAGAAAGTGCTTCTCGATGAGGCGTCGATACTCCGCCTGTACACGGGGCCGCTTGCCTTCAAGGGTGAGCTTGTAGGCGTCGTAGGCTTCCTCAAAGGCAACACGGTCATTCTTCGTGACCGTCTGTTGAAGCAAGCCCTTGGCCTCTTTGCGGGCGTCTGCGAGGCTCTTAGCCGGGTAATGCCCGATTGTGGTTCGAAGCCGTTGCGTGCCTCGAATAACGAACCAGGTCTTACGATGCTTGCCGACGCGAATACCAAACGCGGGCGTCGTAGTGTCAAAGTGCTCGCCGATTTCCTGAAGGCGAGACACCGCTAGATCGGTGAAGTGAAGCTTCATTGTCTCGCTCCAGGTTTGCACTTTTTTTGCACTCGGATAGTGCAAATAAGCGAAGGTGCGTCTGGAGCCAGTATATCAAAGAAGTGCCCGTTTTATATGGGTTTTTGCGTGCACAGCGGAGTACGTTGTTGCACAGTGTACGCCCGGTGTTCTAACTTCGAATCTGGGGGTCGGGGGTTCGAATCCCTCCGAGCGCGCCAGTTGAGTCAGGCATTTCTCGCATATTCGTGGGCGCCAATCTTCCCAGAAACTGCTTCTGGAAACCGTGATGATTGCAAGCCGCACAGATAGTGAGCCGGCATTCAGCCTGCCGCGCGCCGCGGACATCAGTTTTTATAGGCTTCGGCGGCCTTTTAATTTTTGTCGCGGTGTTGCTAATATGGAATTGAGCTTGGCCGCCGACCGTTTGCCAGACGGCCCCTATGATCTCCAATGCGGGCGGCGAGGTTTACCCCGGGATGCCGCCTCAATCGCGGAGTCCCAATGAAAACCTTTCTGCTAGCCGGTGCATCAATATTTGCTGCCAGCGTGTCGCCTTATTGTGCTTATGCGCAGATGGCGCCGCCTTCGCCGCCAGT